TTTTAAACCTGTCATCATATGATGCAGAGAACCCCATTTTTTCAGCTATTTTCTTTTCAATTTCGTCTAGGTATCCAGAGTCTTGTTCATCAAGCTCTACATCTCTATAAAAACCAGACACTTGTAGCTTACGTAAATCATTAGGTGTTTTACGCATAACATGTGTTACACGCTCAGATGTTTCTAAATCAGAAGCACCGTAAGGTACAACTATATCTTCAGCGGGTACAAATATAGAAACTTGCCGTTCTAAATTAGGGTCATAATATACTTTCTTAAAAGCGTTACCTGATAACCCCAAACCCCATAACATTCTTTCGTGCTCAGGCCTGAACTCAACCATTTTTTCAGTTAGTTGATAGTTCATATCAGCTTTTACACGTTCCGCAGCTTCTTTTTTATCTGCCGTGTCTTCGCCTATAATCTGTGTTTTTACTGGGCCTTGTGCTGGAAAGGTTTCCATAATTGTTTCAGATTGAAACTTAACAAGTGCTTCAGTAAGTAGTGGGTGATGTACGCCACAAGCTCCAGGCCACGGTTCCGATCTTTCTTCTAGTTTTAACCCCAAAAGATCCAACCCATCTACATAAGTCTGCATCCAATCTTTACGACTAGATATGTCATCTTCAAAATCACCAAGTAAATCTTCAGATAGAGTAGTTAATTCTTGCTCATCTATATCCTCAGCAAGATTAGCGTTAAACTCTTCATCCGTTTCTTTACCCGGTTCTATTTCTATTTCTAACCCCCCAGATTCTATAGAAACTTTTTCTGGGTTTTCTATTTCTATCTGTATTTCTTGTTTTTCCAACGTAGGATCTATAGACTCTCCCACCCCACCAAGCGCTTTTTCTATGCTATTTATTGCCATGTCCCTGTCATCCTTTAATAGTAAGGTTCTCTGCGAAGTCTATAATTTAGCTCACTACCTTCATCTTCATCAGAAGGCGCTCTAACATACCCGCCTTTTCTAAATCTCATAAGGGCTAAAGATGTAGAATCCACATAATCATCATGCTCCCCAGCAGGAAAACTTGCCACCTCTTCTACAACCTCTTCAGCCCATCTAGTGTTAGGTATCCAAACTAACCCAGAAGCGAATAAATCAGATACCGAATTTAATCTGGAGATTTTATCATTTCCACGGCTAGGAGTAAATTCTTGTACGGGTATCCCCATAGCTCTCATCTCATATATTAATGGAGCACCTGATGCTTTTTTCTCGATAATTACAGAATCTGGCTCCCAGTCTCTATATTGTTGTATAGCTTCTCTTTTCAGCTCTGGAAACTCTAGCCTATCACGAAAAGCGTTTAACAGTATAATATTTGCCTGTCTTATACCGTTTGGCCCCTCTTTATGGAACACTCCCCATGTTGTACAAGCAGAGTAATCTGCACGTTGTGTCTTTTCAAACGCTGTATCCCATGACATAAGCATAAAATCACAAGAAGGTGGGTCTTCTTTCTCCCAAATCTGCCACCATTCACGCTTTACTATAGCTGAGTTCTCTGAAGTTGGGTTTTGTTGGTACTGAGCCATCCATTTTGAGTTAGGTAGCTCGTTTTTTAACACTTCTAACTCTTCAACAGGCCAAAACTCAGGCCAAAGTGGGTTATTACTAGGTAAAATAGCAGGGAACTCTATCAATTCCCAGTCTTCGCCTGATCTTTGTATAGAATTTTTAATTATTTGCCCTGTTAGGTCTCTTTTGGCCCACCTAGTCATTACAACTACGATAGAACCACCCGGTTGTAGACGCTGACGAGGCCCAGATGTGTACCATTCATACGTTTTATCGTATATTTCAGGGTTTGTTTCGGCTAAGGTCGCTTCTTGCTCCGAATGAGGGTCGTCAATAATGAGGATATCCGCACCTTTACCCGTAACAGCACCTCCAACACCGATAGCAAAATAGTCTCCTCCTTTATTGGTAGCCCAACGCCCAGCCGCCTTTGAGTCAACCTGCAATCCAACTCCTGGAAATATGTCTTTATACTTTTCGGAATCAACTAAGTTCCTAACCTTTCTACCAAACCCCACCGCAAGCTCTGCTGTATGAGATGTTTGGATAACTTTTTTGTTTGGGTACTTACCTAAAAACCACGCTGGTAACAAATACGAAGCGAACTCCGATTTTGTATGCCGTGGTGGCATGTTAATAATTAACCGCTTTATTTTACCACTAGCTACTTTTTCAAACGCTCTAGCCATTCGTTTATGATGCGGGCCGTATATAAAAGTAGGCCACACCCTTTTCACGAACTCTAGGAAATCTGTTTCAGCTCCTTCTTTAGTAACCACATGCTCGTACTCCATCAATGTACGATACAAATCCTGCAGTTGTGATTCAGGAAGGTTCGGTAGTTTCTGTAAGAACTTCTTCAGATCCGATTTCGTTGGCTGGATCGGTTCCATTCTCCTCCTCAAATATTCTTAGTTCTTCATCTAATGAATCGGTTATCTCAGGTACATCCTCTATATCTAAGTCTATTAATCTGTTTATCTTTTCTTTTATTAAACCCTGCAAAGTTTCGGATGACTTATGTGTAACGGTAATTTCCGACTTCTCTGTAAACGCACCGACATCAGACATTTTGCCGAGAAGCTCTAGGGCCTTTAACTCATACCTAGGGTTACCGCAACTGCTTATCTGAAGCAGTCTATTATGAATTAAGTTTCTAGTCTCTACCGCGTCCGACACTATTGCGTTTGAATATTCTTTTACATAATTACTAAGCGCCATGATAACAGCAGGCTGGTTCAACGTCTTAGGCGATACCTGTTTGTCAAAGTCTTTAAATAAAGTCTGAGCTTTCTCTACATCTTCGGTTCGTATATCTATAGGCTGTGCGTGTTTCGCTAGGTATTTTGCAGTGTTCTCAGCTACCTCAAGTTCTTCCATAGGAGTATCAGCTTTTACCACAGACATTCTATCTGGCACCGGGTGTTCGTTATCCGTTTTTAGTTTGATAGTCATAGTTTGAGTATAGGACCCAAAAAGGGTGCCAGGGGGTTCGTATAATACGTGTATAGCATATGCTCGCAAAAATGGCAAGGGGGTGGGGCTAAAGTCTTAAAGTTTCAAAAGTTATTATAAAATGTGCAAAATAGTGTGGGGTAGGTGGGGCACCCCACCCAACACTTACGGTGGGGTGCCCCACCTACCCCACAACCAGTTCCCCAGCATAAGCCACCGCCCTTGTCAACAAAAAAATCAAAAATAATGTCTTTTTTCCGCACAAAAAAACCCCCCAAATGGGGGGCTAAAATGTTTATTGCGTGGTTATTTAGTTTTTGATTTAATGCTTGCGTATTCCAAAGAACACAACCAACCCATAATAAAACTAAACCCCAAACCAAAAATAATAATTATGCTATCCATTTTTAATCGCTCCCTTAATAATTGTGCGGAAACTTTCCCAAGTTTTCAATTGTTCCTTGGTTGCGTTTGGATATGCAATGTTGAGCTTATACTCTGGATCAAGTGACAAAGCACAAAGCACCAAATTATTGACCTTGCTGCATTCTTTTTTAAGGTCGGTAATATCCGCTTTTATTGGTCGATCTCTATCGACAATACTAGCTTTATGAAGTGCTGCTTTTTTATTTATTGCGGATTCGTATTTGTTGGACTCTCGAACAAGTGCGTTACGCTCAGCACCTAAAACTTTTTGAGCGTCGGCAAGTTTTTTATCCGCTAGTTTACGTAACTCAATCTCGCTGTGATTCTCCGCAAGTTTTACAAGTTCCAGTTTAGCGGTTTCTCTCCCTGCTTGTTTACCTGCCGAATCTACATTGTCAGATTTAGGCGTTGATAAACTAGCCAAACCAAAACCTCTGCGGATAAATGGACTAACGACGTTTTTCTGGTAGTCGGCTATTTCTTTTTTATCAGTCAACCCAGAAGTAGCAATAAACCCCTTTTTTATTTCCAAGGCTATCTGTAAATAATGAAAATATGGAACTTTGCCGTCGTTAGCATTTGCAATACTCTTTAATAAATCCCGATATTGATTCAATAGTTCGGTTCTAGTGGTTTCGGCTCTCGATAGCTCCGCACCTAGATTAAAAGTTTGTATTGCTTGTTCTTTGGATAGAACAGATTTAATAATTGACATAATGTTTCCTTTAAAAACGCTGAGTAAAATTACCCAGTACTTACATTATGCCACACAATACACAGATAACACAAGATTTAATTGATTTATTTTGACATTTCTTTTGCGGTCGAATTGTCCTTTTTTGTGGCATTTTAGCACCCCACCCCACGACCCAAGTATGTATCTTCACGAGGCAGCCTTTGTATGTGTCACGAGACAGCCGATCACACGTAAGTCATTGATTTATAAGTAATGTTAGAAAACTTACCTAATGTTAGGTTTAGGTGCTTGTAATGTTATGTGTAAGTGCTTGATTTATAAGTAATGTTATGTAAATTGTAATGTTAGGCACTTTTTGGACTAACTCAGGGTTTTTTTTGAGCGGTCTAAAAGGGAGGTGGTCGGCTTAATAAAAGTGGTTTTTAGATCCTAGTGTATATTTACATAACATTATAAC